AGCCATACGCTCATAGTACTTTAAACCAGTACCACCAGGAATAGTGTTGCGGATAAACCAAGCATGTGGGCTTGTGAAGTAGTGGTTCACTTTGAAACCACCAGGGATGTAGTTGCCAGATTTAATGACGTTGATGTCGTTATTGGCGTTACCTGGTTGGTACTCAGTTTGTAAAATGCGTTGAGCATTAAACACTTCTTGACGAGCAATGTGCAAGCTGTTTGGTTGAATAGCGACTAACAGACCACGGTCATTTGTAAAGCCCATGATTGCAATCACTGCATCTTCCAAAGAAGCCTCAGACAAGTCAACATCAACTGCTGGCTTGTTAGAGAATGTACCACCCGAAGTATTTGGGTGGGCAGTAGAGCACAAAGCTACACCATCACCACCTAAATACGAAGCATTAAAAGCACGGTTGTACACGTTAGCAGCAATGTTTTCTTTCGTTTGACGGAAAGATAAAGCCAATGCAGCAGCACGTTTCTTGGATACTTGCTCATACAAGTTGTCATCCATTTCTTCCTTAGTCACGATATAACCCATTGCGTATGCAACGTGTGTATAGCGAGTTGTGAAGCCTTGGATCTCAGAGTCATAGGCAGTACCTGCGCCTTCAGACTTAACTGGCACTAGACCGAAGCCAGACAATTGAACGTCTTCTTCGTAGTTCATAGTAGAAGTGTCCTTATCGAACAAGTCTACGTACTCTTCTGGGTGCTCGTTATAGGTTTGTCCCCACCAAGCCTTGATACCAGGCCATAGTGCTTTGGGATGCGATGCGGTTGTAATTACTCCAGCCATGATTTAATCTCCTTAATTAGACTGCAAGGTAGTTAACGACAGTGCCAGAAGCAGAGCCGATAGTACCGTATTCGTGGTAGTTAAATTTGCACAACACACGGACATAAGGACTAGCTGCGCTAGTTACTTCATTGTCACCACGTTGTACAGCACCTAACATGCGGATTGGCAGAGTAGCCGTAACTGCTGGTCCAGTAAGAACCATATCAGAGAAAGGCACACTATTAGCCAAAGATGTTTGATTAGCAGCGGAGATGGTCACAGCAGCGTTCATAGAAAGCTGAGCTTGAGTAGCACCAGTGCTATCAAATTGAGCTTCGAACAAGACGAAAGGATCATCCACAACATAGACATAACGCACATTAGTACGAGTACCAGCAGCAATAAATGTCTTCTCTAAAGACAAAGAGTTACCAACCAAGCTTACACCTGGATCAGCAACACGGATGCCTACGATAATACCTAGAGGCAAAGCAGAAGTAGTAGTTGCACCACCCCATTTTTGGATATTGCGGATACCTGTAGAGTCTGAACCACTACGAGACATCACACAATCACCGATTGCATAGCTATTGGTAGTGTCAGCAACAGGAATAGCATAGAGCCGACCCTGCTCATTCCACTTGCCACCTAGCAAGTTACCAACAGGACTAAACCCGTTGGCTTTATTTACGTTAGCCATTTAAGACTCCTTTAAAACGTTAGTTAAGTTTGATGCCGTCCCTAGGGGTATAGAACGATGGATTGTCTCCAGTGATCTTACCCTTACGAATAGCAGCGTCAATAAGATTGTTTTTAGCCTGAAGTTCGGTTTGATCTTCCTCATGCCATTCTTGCCGAATCTTCATTAGATAACCGTATTGCTCCGTACCTTCAGCACGAGGATTTACAAGATACCTAATTCTTTCTCCGAGGTCACCATTACGGCTAACCACATTCTCACTCACGCCTCCAACTTCATCTGGTCTTACAAACTCATAGCCATTATCCATAGCTGATTGTATGCGTCCACCTTTGTCTGTAAAGACATGTAGGTGATAACCATCTATCTGTTGTTGGACACTTATCTTAGCTTCCGTGCCGTTAAACACGTTACGTTTTTTACGAGTTGTACCGTTTAGTGCTGGTGTAGGAGCAGACTCTGCTGTCTTACGTTCTTCTATCTTAGCTACTAAGCGATCACGTTTTTCAAACTCATTTAGTGCGCGGGGCATATCAATTTCCTTTCAAGTTATTAAATCAATTCCAGTCAAAATCAGCTACATACTGTTCACGAGTCATAAGCTTTTGCTTAACAAACCGATCACATGCAGCTTTGGCTTCAGAGGGGAGATTGTCATAGGAGGGAGCATTGCTGCTGTTACCACGACCTGCTCTACCTGAACCAGATTCCACTCGACTAGATGGGCTTTTCTTTTCCCCAAACTTATTTGGAAACTCTTCTGCTAACACTTCATCAAGCTTATTTAAAAATGCCTGTCCTTTAAGCAAAGGGAACTCTAATCGAAGGCTTTCACCAATACCGTTAACCATGCCAGTCATCCGCTTGTCTTGCCCAAACCAAGAGTTTTTATCCAACCATTGTTGTAGTCCTGGATCAATTTCTTGACTTGCTGGGGCAGCACTAATCGGTGTCTTGTCAGCATCTTTAACTGCTTGCTTAGCATCCTTGAGTTCATCTTTAGCTTGATCTAGGGCATCATCTAAAGCATTGACTTTCTGTCCGTCCCCATCGCTAATTGCTTGAGCACGGCTTTCTTTTATTGCTTGGATACGTAACTCATAGTCTTGAGCTTTACGTTCATAAGCATCTTTCTGGAATCTCTTAAACTCTTCTGCTGCTTCACGAAACTCTTTAAGTTGCTCTTTGGTTGACTGTAAGTCTTTGATGAGGTTCTCATTATTCTTACGAAGAATAGGAAGGATCTCTCGACCACGCTTCACAAATACATCAGCATCAACCCAATCAGTCTCGTTTCCACGAAACTTTTCTTTTGGAACCCACCCTTGAGATTCAGCCTCTTGGCGTATCTCTGGAGCTGTTTCGTTACTAGTAACATTTTCTTCACTCATATCTTACTCCTATATTTTAAAGAATGTCAACTTATGTTTTAGCTAGGTAAGGATCAACTAGATCTACGTCAGCGTCTAACGTGCCTGTGATGTCCTTGTCGTTAACCATTCGATATTTAAATCCATCTTTACCCAAGTACAACAAACCTGCATACTTAGCAAAGATTACCTTATCCCCAACTCCACACCAAGGTGCAGGTTCATCGGCATAACATTGGTCACCCATAGCAATCACGACACCAGTGGTATTACCCATCTGCTCTCGGTCTTTGGTTACCTCTGTTGTTAGGATAATTCCCCCTTCGGAGACTTCCCTTACTTCTTGGGGCTTGATAAGCACCCGCCAACCTACAGGATTAATACCACTCTCATTGCTCATTTGTTTCTCTCTTTACTTCAAATAGATCTTCATACTCTAAGCTAAGGATAATTGCGATTGCTCGACATCTACCTTTAACCTCTTGCTCATCGTCAAACGCATTGTTGACAAGTCCTTCTTTCATAGTCTCACGGTCATCACTAAGCATCCTTAGCAGACGTTTAGTTACTGGATGATGTTTCCACTCATCAAAGTTATCGGAACTTACTATTTCCATTCTCTCTCCTTAAAAAACCTTACTGAGGTAGTTGCGGCATCTCCACATTGAACTGACCTAAATCTTCTTGACTACCTGCTACCATCTTGTCAAAGGCAACATTCATAGTCTTGATAGCATTCATAACACCTTCTCTACGTTCTCTTTGTAAACCAATTTGCATATTAATTTCCTGAATACGCATTCTTTCGCCTTCAGTAACAATACCAATCTTGATTTCTTCTACTTCTGCTTCTAGCTTTTGTATCTGTGCTTGATTTAGTTCTGCTTCACTCATTAGTTTGAGCAGAGCTATCTTCATAGTTAATTGATCAGAAGCTTGTTTAGCCTGTAGCTTCATCTGTTCTATCTGGAGTTTTGGATTAGGTGGTGGCTGTATAGCATTAGGACCACTTGGATCAGGTAGCAATTTGTCAATGTTAGTGACTCTCATTGCTTTGAGGAATGTGTACTCAGCTTCGTATCTGTTGTACAAACCTGGGGTAGCAGCAACACGGGCAGCAATAGCAGAGGCTTGATTTATACGTTGTGCATCAGATGTGATACTTGGATCAGAAGTAGGCATAACATCAGTTACTGGACCCTCGTAATCAGAAGCTAAGACCATACCAGTACCATTTGCACCAGATACGTATGGTGTATTTTCACTAACAAATATCTGGTTTAAACGATACAGTTTGCGGAACTCTTGTTTCAGACTACGGTGAGTACGTTTGAAGATACCGTTAAACACCTTCATTCCTTGCTCAGCCATAGTGCGAGTAGTCTCAGCAGGAGTATTCTGTCCAGGATTCTGTCCAGAAAGAATATCTACAGAACCGCCAATACGTTCACCATAGTTGATGAGTAGGTTGAGTAGCGTGAACATTACTTGAGAAGGCTCACGTACTGGCAATGGAACAATACCTTTACGCAGATCATCTCCAGTAGTATCTACATGCTTCCACTCCATCGGATTGAAGGTGTAGTTACCACCACGTAGCTTAATGCCACGACTAAGAAAACCACCAGCAGTGTTCGCCATCGTCCCAGCATCAACAAGCTGATTGATAATTGTATTGATAGACTCATTAAGAGGCCCAAGCAAAACTCCAAACCCAAGGTCATAGAAACCTCCATCTGGTGACGGGATGAATGGGTACTTAGTGAAGTATTGTTCTGCTTTGATACTAAGAACATCATTGCTCTCATTACGTTCAATATCGTTTTGTGTATATCTAGCAACGATACGAGCAACCTTCTTATTGTCTCTACGCACATACACAATGTAGGGTTCAGCGTACCCATCACCATCAAAGTCTATGTGGCAATGTTGTTCTAATATTTCAATGGGAGTGCTAGAGTCGTTTGGCTCAGGAGGTTGCAGACCTTGAGCTTTGTCTTGTAGTGTTTGTAGTCCGTTGCCCATAGCAACAGATGAGTACTGTTGATTGCGACCTTCACTCACACCCTCTAACCACAATCCACGAGCAGTACGCTCATAGATTTCATTCTTACTCATTTGTAAAATATGAGTGATACGACTAGCTGTCTCTAAGCTTTTAGTCCAGTAGTTAACTACCAAGTCCTTAGCTAATACATTCTCAGAAATATTGTGTTTGCGTATTGGATCAAAGTAACTCTTCTTAAATGCACAACCAATGATAGGTTGTGTAATAAGAACTTTATCCATCTCTGATTCCCAATCTTCATCTTCTTCAAGAAGTTGGTAAGACATATGTTGTTCTACACGACTAGCACGTAGAGTACGTAGTCCATCTTTATCTTCACCCACTACTCTGCACTTAACAGGTAGATCGTTATCTATAAGTACAGGATAACTACGAGCATGGTACTGTAGAGCAGCAATAGTGATGAGAGGAAACTTAACGTTACTAGCGTTAGCCCAAGGAAAGTTTTTGTTTTCAGTTACTTGTAGTGCAAGTTTTAAAGAAGCTTCAGTACGTTTTTCCCAAGAACTTCTAGACATCAAGTCGTTATCAAAATCCCTAACAACTTGCATTCCAATTGTTTCAAGATCATCTTTGGATAAAAGATTAGCTATGTTTGGCTCGTATACAAGCTCATTAATATCAAACGTATTTTTTAAATTCATGTCAGTACCCACAGACTGTAGAACGCCCAGAGTCTACTACATTACTATCTCGAACAAAAGCCTCGTACTCTTCTTCCTCAAGCTCTTTCTCAGACGGAGCTTCCCACATCTTATCGAGCATTAACCCCAGGTATGCCCAAGCGTCAACCTGATCGTCATGTTTATCTCTAGGAAACTTAAGAAGCTGATCTTCAAAAGACTGATACCACTCAGCATCCTTATCGAATCTGCAAGCACCACTTCTCATACGAGCTTGGATACTTCTAGCACGGGTAAGTTTGTCACCACTAGGCTTGAGTAGAACAGTGTTGATGAACTCGCCCCGCTTAAGCATCTCCTCATTAAAGAAGGGTCCTAACGCTTTCTGAATGACACCTTGCTCAAATCCAAAGAGTACGGGCTTATATATTTTCTGGAGCATAAAGATTGTATCTATGATCTCAAGACCATCCATACGTCCCTCTATGACATGTTTGCAGTACAGCTTACCCTCATCATCCATACCTCCAACTACAAAAGCTGAGTAGTCAGCCCTCTGAGACTGGGATACAGCTAAGTCGCAGGTAGCGTAGAACACTAGTTTTTTCTTCTGATCCTCTGGCTTCATAGGCACAAAGTCAGTCTTCTTAAAGAAGGTATCTGTTATATCTAAGGGGACATTGAGCATCTCTTGAGAGTAGACATCAGCTAAACCTTGCCTTACATAATCTTCCTTTTGAAGTCTAAACTCGGCAGCAGTCTTCATTTCAGGCCAAAGTAGAACCTTAAAGTCATCCGTATGAGCACGATATTTGACAGACTTCCAAGGTAAAACATTAAGGGAATACTCTTTTAAGTCCTCTCGTATAAGACTTTTAACTCCTCTATGGGAGTTGACAAGGGATGCT